TCACCAGTGTGATCCGCGCAACATGTTTTGGCTTTTCTCTATAAATCGACTCGCATGCCTCGACTGAAGAACAGACTGCACGAACGCTTTGCGTGGCTGGTCGCCGAGGGGCTCGACCGGACCGCTGCCTACCGCAAGCTTTGCCCGCATGCCACTGCCGCGACTCAAATCGGCTACCAAGTCTACAGTCGCCCGGAGGTCAAGGACCGCATCGCTGAGATCCAAGCCGAGGTACACTCCCGGGCCGTCATGGCCATCGACCAGAAGCGCGACATCCTCCGGCAGATGGTGGAGGGGATCTTGCCCACCAAGGTCGTCAAGAAGGCTGACGGCAAGGTGGAAGCCACATTCGACCGGCTCGCCGCTCTGACCGTCGATGCCAAACTCGCCGGCGAGTTCGCAGAGGATCAGCGGCGCCCGGAGGGATCCGACGTCAAGCTGACCTTCGAGGTGTACCACCGGAACGCCATTGCGCCCAAGGCGTGGCTTGAGGCTGAGCTCGTCGTCCCTGAGCCGGTGGACGCTCCCGGGGACTCTGTGCCGGCTCTGGACTACTCAAACCTAGACAACGCCGACATGTCACAGCCCGGGCTGGACGACGTCATCAGGACTGCTCAAACCGACGTTTTGTAAGTGCCTGCAAATCAACACCAGAATCTATAACGTCAGACAACACACGTCATATGGAGTCAGAACAAAAAAACGACAACCCGAAGGAACGTAAGTCACGCAGGCAGAAGTGTTACTGCATGACGTGTGACGTCTTTATGGGCATCATGAGCGAGGATGACGACGGCTTTTCCTTCTGGTGCGACGTCTGCAAAGAGGACCTCCCGGACTAGGCGCTCGTGACAATCCACCTCGTCTTCAGCCTGCACGACTTCCTAGTTGCCGGCGCCATCGTGCTCTCGAGTGCGGCGCTGGTTGCTTGGCTGCACGACCACAGATGAGCGCAGACCTGCTCGCCACATTGCCGGCGCCCGTTGCCCGGGCCATCGCGGTCGCCACCCAAGCCCGGGAGCTGGTGGACAGCAGCGAGGAGCGCGGGATGGTCCGGGCCGCCGCCTTCCTTGCCAGCAACCATGCCAAGCATGCCGGCAAGCTGGATATGACCAACGCCATGGCCGAGTCGATCATTCGGCAGTACGTGCAGAGCCTGCTCGACGCCGACCTGTTCGAGCCGGCAGCCATCCTGCTCTGGGGGCCGGGTGCGTTTGACTGGCGCCCGGAGAGCTGCCGCCGGGTGTGGCACGGGCTCATGGCTCAAGACAAGCTACTGGTGCAGGGCGCCGGGTCGATGGGCAAGTCGTACGGTGCCGCCGCTTGGTTCTACCTCGACTGGTGGCGCGACGCCGACTGGACCTGTATCAAAGTCGTCTCGCTGACGGCAGCGCACGCGACCCGGAACATCTTCGCATCGATCAAGACGTTCCACCGTACCGCTCTGGTCCGGCCCGCCGGCATGGACGAGGATCTGGCCACGTCGATCCAGAGCACGAGCGACAGCAAGCAGGGGATCCACCTTGTCGCCATCCCCAAGGGGGAGTCAGGCCACGGCACGCTCCGGGGCTTCCACCCGAGCCCGCGCACCAAGCCGCATCCGAGGTGGGGCGGGGTCAGCCGGACGCACGTCGTCCTCGACGAGGCGGAGGAGGTGCCGGATGGCGTGTGGGCCGGCGTCCAGAACATCCTGTCCGCTGCCGACAGCTCGGTCCCCGGGCGCATCAAGATCTTCGCTGCCAGCAACCCTCGAGACCGGACCAGCCAGTACGGCCAGCGGTGCGAGCCCCGGTACGGCTGGGGAAGCATCGACATGGAGACTGACAAGGAGTGGATCAGCCGGGACAACTGGCAGGTCATCCGGCTCGACGCAGCGGACTGCGAGAACGTCATCGAGCAGCGGGTCATCTTTCCCGGGCTCCAGACGTACGAGGGCTTCATGGCCTACGTGAGCCGGGGCCGGACGGCAGAGGCGAGCACGATGGCCCGGGGCTGGTTCCCGGACGAGGGGATCAGCATGGGGATCATCTCACCGGCGATGATGGACAACGCGATGGGGATCATCCGGTTCACCGGTCCGGTCGTCCCGTTGGCGGCGTTCGACTTGGCGCTCGAGGGAGTGGATCAGGTGCTCTGCTCGTACGGACGGTTCGGGTTGAGCGACGGGTGGACCGACCGGGCCGGCAAGTTCCATGCATTCAAGCAGGCTCGGACGATGCTCCAACTCGACAGCCAGATGCCCTTTCCCAAGGCGGCCACGCTCGAGCAGGCGGCTGCCATTGTGCGGTTCTGCAAACAGATGAAGATCGGCGCTCGGTGGCTGTGCGTGGACCGGACGGGGAACGGTGCAGGGATCCACGATGTGTTGTGCTCCACGTTCGGCAGCGAGGTGATGGGTCTAAACTACTCATGGGCAGCGACGGAGACGCCGATTATGGGGGACGACAGCCAGCCGGCGAACGAGCTCTACAACGGGCTGGTGACGGAGCTCCTGTTCGCGCTCTCGAAGTATCTGGAGTTCGAGTGGCTCAAGATCAGCCCGGGCTTTCGGAACGAGGAGCTGACCAAGCAGGCGACTGGGCGCCGGTACATGCAGAAGGGACAGGGGATGGTCCGGGTGGAGTCGAAGAAGGACTACATCAAGCGGACGCGGCTGGGGTCGCCGGATGCGCTGGACTCGCTCTCGATGCTGGTCCACCTGTTGCGCCAGAGGGGCGGCAATGTGGCGACGATGACGGAGAAGAAGCCTGAGGTGGAGGGCAAGCCGCTGACGAGTTTGGTTGACAGTGCGGTGAGCTTCGTGGACTTCAGTGAGTGACACATGAATACATTGGAACTGTTGGATCAATTGACGGACCGGGTTCGGAGCGAGGTTGCGGACCTGAAGTTGGTGAACGAGGTGTTGGACCGGCTGCCTGAGGCGGCAGAGACGACGAACCTGCCGGCGTACGTCCGGGTGCAGGCGTTAGTATCTGCGTTTGTGCAGTTGAAGGAGCGTTTGCTGGATGCTACGCTGGGGTGATGGACCTCAAGGAGGAAGGAATTGACGTAGGGCTGGCGATTGCCGGCCTGTTTGGTGCTTTGATGATGCTGTCGAAGACGGCTGGTCTGAACGTGGGTCGGTCGGTGCTGGCGATTGTGGGTGGGTCTGCGAGTGCGAACTACGTGACGCCACTGATTTTGAAGCTGACGAGGTTGGACGGGGACGTGCGCTACTCGTACGCGATTGCGTTCCTGCTGGGGTTCGCCGGGCTCCGTGGAATCGAGATGATATTTTCCAAGACATTCAATGAACCCACTCACGCTAATAAACGCCGGCGCTAACCTTGCGGTGGCAGTCGCGGTGCTGGACGTTTCCTTCCGGGTGATGGGAAGACCGAGCCATCCGATTCACCGGCACAAGGTGGCGCTCCTGATTCGGAAGCTGGTTTCGTCGGTTGTGATTTGCGGTGCTGCGCTTAATTTGCTGACATTGTCAACACCAAGCTGGACAGAAGTGGTGCTGAATGTTGGATTCAGCGCATCCTACATCTGGAGTTCATACTATGACCGTCTTACCCACACCAAGCATCCCTCAGTATCAATCCAAGTACCTCGGAAACGCTCCAACAGCCGGGCTGGTGGTGCTCGACCGGCCAAAAAGAGTATTGCCGCCGGCTGGAACCGAGGGAAACGGACTGCCGCCTGACCGGATCAGCCCCAACAGCGGGATTTACGACGCGAGCGGCAAGCTGCCGAAGACCCCGGGGCCGGGTACGACCTTCATGGCTCGAGTGTAGTGTAAAAAAATTGTACATATATGCATAGTATTAGTATACGCGAGCAGCTTCAGGAGTATGACAAGCTTGTGAGAGATAGGCGGCTTGCCAGAAAAAAAAAGCCGTCCCCTGCGGGGACACGTAGGGAGGAGATCCCCCCGGTTGCGGGCGCCCCCCTTGTTGGGTTCGGTCAGGTGTTCAGGGAGACGGCTCAGGAGGTACATGCCACGGCTCGGTCGAAGGGCTGGTGGGACTCGAGGGACGGCATGGAGCGGCTTGCGGCAAGCGAGTCGCCTTCCCTGCTGGAGTTCACCAAGGTGACGCTCGATGCTGCCTGCATTGCCCTCATACACTCCGAGCTCTCCGAGGCCATCGAGGCCGCCCGGGCCGGGGATCCCCCGGACGACAAGATTCCTGAGTACTCCGGGGTCGAGGCGGAGCTCGCTGACGTCATCATCCGCATCATGGACATCGCTGCGCACCGAGGCTGGCGCGTGGGTGATGCTGTTGAGGCGAAGATGGCGATGAACAGGGGCCGGTCCCGGATGCATGGCGGCAAGAAGTTCTGATGGCTACCTACCTCAAGTGGGAGCTCTACTCCCACACTCGCCCCACAGTCCCCGGGAGCTACTGGATTGCGACGCTTAAGCACCCAGAAAATGGGTTCTCATCCAGCGTGACCGACTTCGCTACCGTTCCGCTGCAAGCGGCGTGGCACGACCTCGCCTACCTGCTGGATATCGAGCCAGAACGCCTGTTGTGGTACGGTCCGCTGGAGTGGCCTGACATCAAGCCGCATGCCATGAAACGGCTTGTTAAGGCGCAGCAACAGGAGTTCGTACGGGTACACGAGAAGTGCTGCCAGAAGTGCGGGGATGTCACCGGCGTGAACAGCCGCTCGATACCGTACAGGCACCAACCAATGGACTGCCGGAAGTGTGAGGCGCCAAGCTCCGTTTGGATCAGAAAAAAATTGCATGGAGCGACCGGCGCCGCTTAGTTTTCTGCGTCAACCTTGACTGGCAGGTCACGAAAAAACCCCGGCTCCTCGTGTGAGGATGTCCGGGGTGTTTCGTTTGTGGGCGCCTTTGTTTCATGGGGCAAACATGCAGCCTGTCGCAGGATCTCCCTGCGCACCATTCGGATCGTCCACAAAATTGGTGCCGTCTCTCCGGCAGGTCACACCACTCATCTCGATAAGGTCGAGTTGCTGGCAGGTGTCGCAATTTCCGGTCTCTCCCGGCGTCCCGAAATTGTCTCCGTCTCTCCTGAGCGTCACACCACTCGAACCACCTCACGCAAAGCGTAAAGCAAATCCGCTGCGGCATGGAGCCACAGGCAGGTGTCGCATTGGTTTTTGGCCCGCCGGTTTGAGGTGCTTTCGCATAGCCTTGGCGGGCTCTATTACAGTCTCTCCTGTTGTCGCACCACTCATCGACTGGGATATCCCCGGTCCGTGCGCAGGTGTCGCAAATTGGTGGCGGGAGATGGATTTGAACCATCGACCTTCTGGTTATGAGCCAGACGAGCT